CTCTGATTACTCAGAGTCCCAGTAAAAAGCTTACGCTTCCTACTCTTAAGGCTCATTTGCCATTCGCATCTGAGTCGTGAGTCCGAAGACCCCCGCGCCAAGAAAATAATAATTCAGGTACTATATTTGAATTATTATAGAGGTGATAATGAGGATTGAGAGGGTTTAAATCTCAATACAATCATTATAGACCTCTACCACCCTCTTTTCGAGGACCTACTCCCCATACTTAGAATACGTTTTAGGTATGGAAAGAGGGGTTAGTGGATTTTCTTAACTTTGTATGTCCCAACTTTTGGCTTAACCAAATCACTATCCTTAGATATATTTGGTAAGCGTTTACGTAGGGCCGAAGAGTATCCACTCTTCTAGCTCGAATAAACTAGTGATTAAGAAAGCTTTATAAAGCACACCAAATTAATAATTATGAATAGAAAACATAAAGTTTCATTCAGAAGAATTAACTTGGCGTCTCAATCAAACACAAAAGTTTGAACTGACAATCTTAAACAGCGTATTCTTACGCTGGAGAATGTCATTAATGCAAAATTGAAAACCATTAATGGTCTGGTCTTTAGAAATAAAGGCCGTGGACTCATTACTACTATACTTCGTATATGTAGAGGAGTCCGCCCTCGTTCATCCAAATCTGTTGTAAAACAGGTGTCTGGTTTTAGCTTCTGATGTTATCGGATAGCTTCTCATAGTGGTTTGAAAGGTCTTGTTCTGTATTTGAAAGCAGCTCAGGTCCTCTTACAACAAGTTGTAGGAGGCTATAGAGTACTAGATTTGTCGGAATTGAAGGTCCGCCCAGCTCGTAATAGGGCTGGCGTTCCTTTAATTATTCCGGCTGGGGTCCGAGTTCTTATATCCCGAGATAGACATATCCCGAGTATAAGACTGTGGATGACTTTATTAGGCCTGTATCGTATTTTAGAATTCAAGGGAAAATTCTCTTGAAGTACTATAACCGATCCAGGTCCAAATATTGATCATTTTATCCCAGAGTGAGAATGGTTTTTAAAAAACCACTTTAAACCAAATCTAGAAGATCTTATAGATATTCCTGAGATGCCTAATCCTAAGATGTTTCCAATCTTGAAGTCAGGGCCAACGGCCTTAACTCTAGACGATCCACCTGGGACTTCTTATACTAATTCCTCTTCTCGATCTCTAATAATAGCTGCTCGTATCTGACTTAGAAAGTCAGCCGACAACTTATTAGTTGATCCTTTAAAGAGGTATCTTACTCAGATACCTGGTGCCAAAACTTTTATGTCCAGGTTAGAATCCGTAGCTTTGGCCAGCAACCATCGAATTGATAGTTTTAACTGGTCAACACCCTATACAACTTTAGGAGCAGTCAGGTGTAAACCTGAGCCTGCTGGTAAAGTTAGAGTGTTTGCTATGGTCGATGCTTGGACACAATGGTTGTTACATCCACTGCATACTTGACTCTTTAAGATATTGAGACAAATACCGCAAGATGGAACATTTGACCAGTTGGCACCCATTCACCAATTACAGGATCTTTATAGCAATAAACCAAAAGGTTTATTTGCTTCTATTGATCTTTCTGCTGCTACTGATCGTTTACCGATCAGTTTGCAAGTCTCAGTTCTCAAGGTACTCTTAGAAGATATCGTTCCTGATTCTCAGATTTTTGCTGAGGCTTGGAGAGATATCTTGATTAAGAGGAAGTACTCC